ATGACTTCGGGCATGTAGCGCACAAGCGGACAAAACTTTACATATGCGGGATTGACAAAGCAGATTTACCTGACCTGCCTCCGCGCGATTTAACGACTCACTATTGTGAGAAGGGTAAGCGCCGATCTATTGCGGGCAACGTCAAAGGCACGACCAGATGCACACAATATCAGCGGGAATATACACCGGAAAAACTTATAGACTTTTTTGAGCAGATCCTTACACTAATCAAAACAGAGGGATAGACAAATGCAATTAAGACCAATCGCTAGCAACATGACTGAACTTGTGACAGGTGGCTGTACTGTACTGTTTAGCTACGAAACACCAGTGGCTGCCTACACGCCAACACAGGGTTACGTTCGAACGTCTAAGAAGTGGAGCGTTACAACGTCACGCCACATTAACAAGTGGCTCGATGGGGTAACAGCCGAAGAAAGACCGCAAGAGTTTCTTGACTCACTGATAGAGGGGTAAACAGATGACACCTGCAGAATACTTAGCGCGCAAGCAATACGCATATTTTGACGACTTGCCACTGACTACTAATTTTTCACTACACGGCAACCAGTGGCGCAAGCGATCCAGTAGAACGGCTGAGATCATCACACCGGAACAATACAGAGGTTTTTGGGCATACTTTAGAAACAATGAATTGTGTTTAGTGGGGAGGCATACAGGGCTATGAAAACAAACTACCGAAGCGCGGTTGAACGCATCCGCAAAAGTAACACGATTGAGCAACTCGAAAAACTTGACGTTAGCTTAGAACGTCTGTACAAAATAGGTATATTCAGCTTGTCGCAGTTTGGCACACTGGATCTTATGGTGATGGACAAAAAGATAGCACTAGAGGGAGAAAGTTAAGTGACAAACATAACATTCTTTATCGTTTTCGGGGTCGTCTTTGGCCCCTTAACAATCTACATTATATACGAACTGTACGCACAATACCGAGATTTTGTAAGGGGAGACTCATGATTGACGCACTCACTTTAGAGGTAATAGAACTGTGGTTTTTGGGTGGATTAGTAATGATTTGCTGGCTGATATGGGAGGTTTGACAAATGACAAATAAAATTTATTGCGGTAATCTAGAGAACTTGGCGCGTCTCGCAGAGTATTTCACAAACATGGGTCTGACGTTTTACGCCAGCGCACCAGATGAAGAAGATCCATATCACGACGGCTACATAATCACGCTTACGGGAGCTTGTTAGATGAACATACGATACGGTAAACACCAAACAGAAACGCAAGTGGACTGCGATTGGGCGACACTGGACGTCACTATACACTGGACGCTAGACAAGGATGACTATCAGGATCTGCTGCAGGTTGACAAGATAACTGTGGGCGAAAAGGATTTGTACGAGGGCTGGAACGTGGAGTACTTTGAAGATATTATACGGGAGGAAGTCTTGTGGGGTGCAGAATTGTGAGTGCAGGAATGACATACAAAGAAATCGCAGAGGTGCTAGGAATCTCCCGCCAAAACGTGAGAATTATAGAAGCAAAAGCCTTGCGTAAACTTAGAAATTCTGGTAAGCTAGATGACTTCAAAGAACTCGCAGGCGATAGTTGGCGAGAACCTAGACACAACGGGAGGAATAAGGAATGGGAGAGCCTGACTTAGATTACGAAGCAATGCTCAGTGACTTAGCAGAGTGGGCACACTGGTCGTGCTGCATATACAACCAAGAAAGCGGTGAGTTGCACGAACACTATTCTTTTTATAGAGCATGGCCTTACGTCAAACTTAAGAGAGAATGGGAGAACTTTTTTGGCAGGGACTACAATCAATGAGTCGTTGCAGAGCGTGTGACGTTATCCTTGAAGGTAAAGAACTGTCAAAGACAGACTCGGAAGATAAACACGTTGATATGTGCACGAATTGTTATACTGCTGCAATCATTGCACATTGGGAACTAGATAATCTTGACGAGATAAGAGAGCTAGTAAATATTACACAAGATGATATATTGCAACTTCAAGACACTTACGATAATATCTACTTTAGTATTACTAAAGATTATTAACTATAGATTAATACAATACGTACTTACTTATGAATACTACAAAAGAAGCAACAATAGATGTCTATATTATATCCTCTGGTCTGCTAGATTGTGCAGTAGTAGGCGAGGAAGCCTGTAGAACGCTCTGTAAGCGATTTGAAAGCCTTGACCCTTGGCGCGGTATACCCTTCACTAAACGTGTCCCTATGACGCATACAGAGGCTCTCAGGACTATGCAAGAAATGAACGTAAAGAAAGCGTTAGAGACAGTAAAGCGTGAATCGAACAAATAATTTGCAATTACAGGAGGTACGTGGTATACTATTAGGGTACTCGTTGAGTACAGAACATTAACGAACGGAGATTATTCCACTATGTCAAGTCAAGTTATCGAAGGTATTGTAAACTTTAGCAACATAACTAAGCACGATGTGTATAACGGTCAGGACACTGGCGCTTTCTCACTGACGATTACTGTGTCAGAAGATGACGCGGCTGCATTGTCAGCGCAGGGTGTCAAGATCAAAGATTACGAGGGCAACAAGCAACGTAAGTTTAAGTCTAAGTACGACATCCGAATGCTAGATGCTGAAGGTAATCCGTATAGCGGCGAGGTTCCTTATAACTCCCGTGTGCGTCTGAAGTACAAATGTGGTCCTTCACATCCAGTGTACGGAACTTCAACCTACCTTGAAGCAGTCAAGGTGCTAGAAGAAGCGGAGATTTCTGAAGAAGCTACAGACTTTTGATGTCTGAGTCCGGTTACTCACACAAGGAAGAATGTCCGAAGTGTGGTAGCAGGAATAACGTGGCGGTCTACTCTAACGGTGGCCGCCATTGTTTTACCCCTGATTGTGGCTACCACGTACACGGTGAATCAGACGAGGAAGTTACCTTGACAGTACCTACGCAGCTAAAGATTGGCGGTGTAATATCAGAGATTACCGACAGGCGTTTGTCAAAGAAGACTGTAGAAAAATACCAAGTCACTGTTGATTACGCACCAGACGGTAAAATACAGAAGCATTACTATCCTTACTATCAGTTAGATACTGGCGAGCTTGTAGCAACCAAGTCTCGCATCGTTAAGACAAAAGATTTTATTTGCTCGGGAGACATGAGTAATGTTGGCCTGTTCGGACAAAAGCAGTGTCGCGGGATGGGAAAGTACATTACGATTACTGAAGGCGAACTAGACGCACTTGCTGTCTATGAAATGTTTGGTCAGAAGTACGATGTTGTGTCTCTACGTGCGGGTGCGAGCAGTGCAGCCAAAGAAATTAAGTCACAGCTAGAGTGGTTGGAGAACTACGAGAACGTCATCCTGTGCTTTGACCAAGACAAGGCAGGAGAAAAGGCAGTTGAACAGGTCAAGGATCTATTCAGTCCCAACAAGCTGAAGATATGCAAGCTGCCGTTGAAAGACGCTGGCGAAATGCTGGTTGCTAACAAGATACAAGAGTTTACCTACGCTTGGTGGGACTCCAAAGTGTATCGGCCTGATGGAATCGTTGCGGGCAATGATACTTGGGAAGCTCTCGTCAACAAGCGACAGGTACAGAGTACACCTTATCCTTGGGATGGCCTGAATGAACTTACAAGAGGACATAGACCCCACGAACTCGTCACTATCACAAGCGGTTCTGGTATGGGAAAATCCCAGTTTATCCGAGAACTTGAGTACGATTTGCTTCAGCGCACAGACACCAACATCGGTGTACTTGCATTGGAGGAGGACATCGCAACGACAGCTTTGGGAATTATGTCGGTGGCATCTTCTCGGAGACTCCATCTGGAGGAAGACTCACCTGTTGATGAGCTTAGACCTCATTGGGAAGCAACGATGGGGTCTGGACGTTACTTCCTGTTCGATCATTGGGGGTCAACGTCAGCCGATGAGCTTCTTTCAAGAGTACGGCACATGGCAAAGGCCTGCGACTGCCGATATATCATCCTCGACCACCTGTCAATCGTGGTTTCTTCTCAAGAGAACGGGGACGAACGGAAAGCTATAGACGAGATTATGACCAAGCTACGCACACTGGTGGCTGAGACAGGTATTACCTTGTTTCTTGTGTCACACTTGCGTCGAGGCTCTGGAACAGCACACGAGGACGGAGGCAGGATCAGCCTTCAGGACTTGCGTGGGTCACAGTCCATCGCACAGTTGTCTGACATCGTGATAGGCATGGAGAGAAACCAGCAGCACGAGGATGAAGAAACCCGAAACACTACGACAGTACGTATCCTCAAGAACCGCTACGCTGGAGAAACTGGCCCCGCCTGTTGGCTGCGGTACGACAAGCACACAGGGAGAATACACGAGTGTCCAAACCCGTCCCCACCAGAGACTGAGTTCTAAGTTTGCCAAGACACTATGCACTTAGGAAAGAAAAAAAAGAGTTCATACAGAAGCGCAAAATAGAACTCGGATGTTCTGTGTGCGGCTACAACGAAATACCAGAGGCACTAGAGTACGATCACGTAGACAGATCAAAGAAAAACTTTAAGATGGCACGAGCGCATTTGTATAGCTGGGACAAGATACATCAAGAGCTAGAAAATTGTATTATCCTGTGTGCAAACTGTCACCGTGAGAAAACAATCAAAGAAAAAGACTACATGGAATTAGACTTTGAAGAAATTGAAGACCCACAACTTAGTCTTTTGTGATATTGAAACGGACGGCCTCGACGCTACGGCTATATGGTGCGTGGTCTGTCGTAACAACGGCGAAAACGAGGTGCTATATAATGAAGAACAATTTAAAGAGTACTCAAGAAACAGGGAAGGCGCGTCTTGGGTTTTCCACAACGGAACTGGCTTCGATGTTCCTGTACTTGAGCGCCTATTTTCTTATAGTTTTGACCGCAGCTTGGTTGTGGATACGCTAGTACTTTCTCGCTTGGCTAACCCTAGCAAATCAGGGGGCCACTCTCTGCGAAATTGGGGAAACACTCTTGGCTTTTCTAAAGGGGATCACAAGGATTGGTCGCAACTATCAGATGAAATGATACAGTACTGCATACGAGATGTTGAGTTAACAGAGGCAGTGTACGAGAGACTACAGACGGAACTACACGGTTTCTCACAGGACAGCATAGATCTGGAGCATCGGGTGCAATGGATTATACAGGATCAGCAACGCAACGGCTGGCTACTGGATCTACGCTTGTGTCACATCCTGTGTGCTAAGTTTAAGGAGCGCATGAATGAAATTGAAAGTGATCTACAGGCGCTTTTCCCGCCGATGGTTGAGGAGCGATACTCAGAGAAAACAGGTAAGCGACTTAAGGATAAAGTCACTGTATTCAATGTTGGTTCACGGCAACAGGTTGCGGAACGGTTATCAGCTAAGGGCGCAGTATGGACGGAACTCACTCCGACAGGCAAACCGATGGTTGATGAGAAGACGCTTAAAGAGAATAGTCATGTACCCGAAGCGGCACAAGTCTTGGAGTACCTCTTGCTCCAAAAGCGATACGCACAGGTCAATTCTTGGATAGAACACGTACAGGATGACGGTAGAGTACACGGCAGGGTCACTACCAACGGCGCAATCACAGGACGCATGACACACCAGAGTCCCAACATGGCACAGGTTCCTTCAGTCAACTCACAGTTTGGCAAGGAATGTCGTGACTGCTGGATTGTACCAGAGGGACAGAAGTTGGTTGGTGTTGACGCTAGTGGATTAGAACTACGGATGCTCGCTCACTACATGAACGACAAGGAATTTACTGATGTCTTACTTAGAGAAGATATTCACACCAGAAATCAAACTGCTGCAGGGCTTGCAACAAGATCTCAGGCAAAGACTTTCATCTATGCTTTCCTCTACGGAGCAGGAGACGCTAAGATTGGAAGCATCGTCGGAGGAACTGCAGGAGACGGCAATGAACTTAGGACACGCTTTCTACGAAACACACCTTCTCTTGAAACTCTACGAGAGCGAGTTGGATCGCAAGTTGACGATAAAGGTTTCCTCGTCGGACTCGACAAAAGAAAACTCTGGGTCAGATCCAGACATAGTGCATTAAACACGTTACTTCAGGCAGCAGGCGCTATCGTAATGAAGCAGGCTCTGATAGTATTAGATGACTGTGCAAGAAAGAACAACTTTGACTACAAGTTTGTGGGGAACGTACATGACGAGATACAATCGGAGGTGGTTGCTGAACAAGCAGAGAAGTTCGGCTGGCTCGCAGTCGAGTGCATCAAGGCGGCAGGCATTTCTTTTAAACTCAGATGCCCGCTCGACGGAGAGTATCGAGTCGGACAAACGTGGGCCGAAACACACTAAGGACAAGACATGAGTATCTATAGGTTAGTAGACGACATTTACAAAACTGTTTCAGAAAAGAAACCAGCAGAAGGAGTAGACCTGCACGATGAGATCGAACAGTTTGGGGAAAACTGTAAGCGTCTAATGTTCAACCTGTTTACTGAGAAGCGTGACGGACGCAGGCTACGAATGTCAAACATCGGGCGTGATGACCGTTACCTATGGAACGTAGTGAACAACCCAGATGTGCAAGAGGAGATGACCCCCAACACGTATGTTAAGTTTATGTACGGGCATTTGATCGAAGAAATGTTGCTGTTTCTCACTAAATTATCAGGCCATGAGGTTACTGATGAACAGAAGAAGTGTGAAGTTAACGGCATTACAGGGTCTATGGACTGTAAAATTGATGGTGTTGTCACTGATGTTAAGTCTGTTTCAAGTTTTGGATTTAAGAAATTCAAAGACGGGAGTTTGGCTTTTGACGATCCGTTTGGTTACGTTGCTCAGATTAAGGGATACGCACACTCAGAAGAAGGAGACAGTCGTTTTGGTTGGTTAGCTATGGATAAACAGAACGGACATCTGGCGTACCTCATGTACGATGCTGAAGACACACAAGCGCCTGTGCATGATTGGATTGGGTACGATATAGAAAAACGTATAGATCACATACGAGAAGTGGTACAACAAGAGGAGCCACCGCAGCACTGTTACGCACCAGTAGCTGACGGTAAAAGCGGCAACATGAAGCTGGCTGTCGGTTGTTCGTACTGTCCTTACAAGCACACTTGTTGGTCTGGTATAAGAACCTTCCTGTACTCAAGTGGCCCTAGATATTTAACAGAGGT